TTTTTCTTGATAAACGCGAACAAAATGAATTGGTGGCACAATACATTTTATGAAAAGCTTGAATTGTATTTTACACATAACTATTTAATTAAAGACGATCAAATAATATTGTTAGATTGTATTGTTAGTAACACAACACATTTTTCAATTATTCAACAAATAATATCCGGAAAAGACCCATGGTTTGCTTTTCAAGACTTTTTATTGTAAATAATTTAAAAGCTTAATATTATTACTATTATTATGAAAAATAATTTAATGTGTAGAATTTGTAATAACGACAAATTAATAAGTGTAATTAATTTAGGTAGACAAAAAAATACATCTATTTTCCCAAAAAAAGACGAAATAAATGATGTAGAAAGTTATAATGTTGAATTAGTTTTATGTAAGGAGTGTGGGTTGGTTCAGTTGGCTGAAACTACACCACCTGACAATATTTACAAATCTGGTAATTATGGTTATCAATCTGGTATAAGTAATACAATGCGAACACATTTAAATGATTACCATAAAGAAATTACTTCAAAAAAACAACTAGGGGAAAATTGTGTTGTATTGGATATTGGTTCAAATGACGCAACATTTTTAAAATTTTACGATACAAATGTAAGGAGAATAGGAGTTGATCCAACAGGTATTCAATTTAGAGAATGTTATAATGATATTGAACTATTACCAGATTATTTTACGAAAGATAATTTTGTTCAGCACTTTGGTAATATTAAATGTAGCATAATTACCAGTATATGTATGTTTTATGACCTACCTAATCCGGTAAAGTTCGCAAAAGATATATATGATTTATTAGAAGATGACGGAATATGGACCTGCGAACAAAGTTATTTATTAACTATGTTGAAAACCAATAGCATTGATACTATTTGCCATGAACATTTAGAATATTATGCCTTAACACAAATTCAAAATATAGCAGAAAGAGCTAATTTAAAAATAATTGATGTTTCTTTCAACACATCTAATGGTGGTAGTTTCAGGATTTACTTTACAAAAAAAGAATCATTGAAATATAGTGAATGCACTGAATTGATTAATTCCATAATATTACAGGAACAACAATATAATATTAGTGACCCAGAAACATACATTGAATTTATATCCAGATGTGATAAAGAATTAAGGAAACTAACAGAATTCTTATCTATAATCAAAAAAAATCAAAAAAAAGCATACATATTGGGTGCTTCAACAAAAGGAAATTGTGTCTTACAATATTGTAATATATCATCGGATGATGCCTTGTATGCTGTTGAAAGAAATCCTAATAAAGTTGGATGTTATACAAATACAAATATAGAAATTATTAGTGAAGAATCTATGAGAAATAATCCACCTGATTATTTAATTGTATTACCATGGCATTTTAAGGAAGAAATAATCGAAAGAGAAAGTGCTTTTTTAAAAGGCGGAGGCCAATTTATATTTTATTTTCCTACCTTTGAAATAATAAGTGATAAACCAAAAACTATAATCACAGGCTGTGATGGATTTATTGGTAACTATCTTAAAGAAGAATTTGTAGATAAACATACATTGTATGGCATTACAAAAACAAAAACAAATATCGAGACCTCTATTACAAAGAGTTTTTTTGATATGAATAATTATGATGAATTGGAGAATTTCATAGAGATGATTAAACCAGATAATATCGTACATCTTGCTAGTATATCGTCTTCTATTGATGCATTTAATAACCCTTTCAATACATTACAAAATAATGGTATGTTATGTGCCAAATTATGTGAAATTATTATGAAACATAATAAATGTATTAAATTTTTTAATGCATCCAGCAGTGAAATATATAAGGGACATATTAATTACAATGTTGATGAATATCAAACAGATAATTTCAATTATACACATCATTTACATCCTTATTCTATTGCGAAAATACTAAGCAACAATATTGTTGATTTTTATAGGAAAGAATATAATGTAAATTTTTCCAATGGTATTATTTTTACAACACAGTCCAAAGAAAAATCTGACAAATTTTTATTAAACAAACTTAAAGTTCATATTGATAATTGGTTAAAAGGTGATAAGCAAACTATAAATATTGGAAATATAGATTCTTTTAGAAATATTATCCACCCATATGATGTTGCCACAGCTATTAATACAATACTAAACCAAGAGGATGGTTCAAGTTATTTAATATGTAATTATAATAGTCATAATATGACCGAGTTAGTTATGAAATTATACGAAAATAATGGCATTGAGTTAATAAGAGGAGTAAATGAAAATATATGGTATGAAAAAAATACACAGAAGGAGGTGATTAATGTAAATAATTCAACGAAAGGAATTGATACAACAAGTATCAATATTAAAGGATATCCTTGTAAATTAAGGGCTTGTGGATGGCAAATTAAATATACTATAGAAGATATATTACAGGAATTAACAATTTAAGTAATATGTAATTAATATTTATATTTATATTTATATTTATATTTATAATTATATTGTTGAAATATACATATAACAGTCCATTCTTCTCCATTTAATAAGTCTTTCCATCCCCATAATAACTCATCATCTGTATGAGCAACAATCATATAATTCATATGATATATACTTGAATATATACTTGAATATATACTTAAATATTATACACTTATATATATATATATAATGAACCAAATAGAGATTTATTATGATGGTGTTAATATGGAAAAGTATTCACAAGATCATGATATAAAAGGATTTACTACTAACATATCATTTTTAAAATCTGCAGGAATTTGTGATTATGACTCTTTTATTAAAAAATCGTTAACGCATACAAAAGGGCGACCTGTATCATTTCAATTATATGATGATACAGATAAGGATATTGAAGCAACTGCAAGAAAAATTTGTTCATATGATAAACATTCGATATTCGTTAAGATACCTGTTATTAAAACGAATGGAGAATCAAACTTTAATATAATAAAAAAAATACATAATGATAATCTTCAGATTAATGTAACCGCTATTTTTACAAAAGAACAGATAGATTCAGTAAAGGATTGTTTTGGCAACGAAACCCCAGTTATCATATCTATTTTTGGCGGAAGAATAAATGATTCTGGACTCGATTGTTCAGAAGTGGTAAAACATGCAGTAGACACCTTTAAAAATAATCCCAATATTAAAATTTTATGGGCAGCTTGTAGAACAGTATATAATATGTTTGAAGCACAAAATCAAGGAGCTCATATAGTTACAGTTCCAGATAGTGTTCTATCTCGAATGAATAGAATTGGAGATGATACATATGAAGCTAGCATTAAAACTGTAAAACAATTTCGACAAGATGGAATTGATGGAAATATTAAATTTAATTAAATACAAATTAATATAAATAATAAATACATAATTTATTATATGGATTTACAACTATATAATAAATTGTATGAAAATTTAAATAAATTATCTTATGAAAAACAAGACCATTGGGATATTTTCGATAAAACATATTATGAAAAAATAAAAAATATTACAAATCTAAATAATTTTAGAAACAATGGTATAAGTAATATGCTTGAAACTGGTTTACCATCTCAAGACAGGGATGAACTTTTGAGGGACAATAAATATTATAATACTGAATACAATGATGATGAAAAAGAAGATATTGTAACTAGATATGAAGAATTAAAATTATTACTTGGTAATAGTATTAACAAATACTCTTTTAATAATAATGTTGGAAATCCTAGAAATTTATTACATGACAATAAATTATTAAATTTTGATGATCTATATCATGTTTATGCTATTTGGCAACTGGACAGATATATTTCTAAGAAAGAATTAAATCCAAATATAGTTCTTGAAATAGGAGGAGGCTATGGTAATTTCGCACATAAATTTAAAGAAATACATAATAAATCCAAATATGTCATAATTGATTTACCGGAAGTTTTACTATTACAGCAATATTATCTAGTAAATATGAATAAAAATTATAAAATTATTAATTTAATAGATAAAAGTATAGACATAGATATAGATAATGAAAGTTTTGATTTTTTATTGTTGCCATTTAATATTTACCAGAAATATAATTTTAATTGCGATATTATAATAAACAAACGCTCCCTCGGGGAGATGCCCAAAAATATATTAGAAAAATATTTTGATTGGATCCAACAAAATATTAATATTAATGGACTATTTTATATTGTAAACAGATATGCATTTACTAAATCAAATGATAAAAATAAGATACGCGATTATCCATTTGATTTTAATTGGAATATTATATTATCAAAACCTCAGTGGTTACAAAGTCATTTACATGAATTTATTTTAGAGAGAACACATAATTGTAATGAATCTCTCAATTTATTATTAAAATCTTTTCCGTTATCTACTCCACCACCAGGACCTATTATGAAGGACAATATACTAAAACAAAGTGATTGGATAAAATTTCAAAATATTAATACTCCAAACAAGGAATAAGATTTTTATTTGAATATTTTAATAAAGCCATTACTTCATTATAAAAATGATTACCGGTTTTATAATTATGTTTAATTTCATCAATTGATACATTATAATAATTGTATTCTTCTACATAATCTCTCATACTTTCCCAAATTTCATCACTTAACCATAATGGATCTAAATTATTTGATACTAGCCATTCTGAAACTTTATTATAATCACCAGCATGCTCAGTTTCTTTAGCTTTTAAAAAGAAAACTTCATTTCTACCTTCTTTCTCTATAATTAAATCTAACAGATCTTTATCAAATGATAAATAATCGGTTTGTTGTGCCTTAGAATCTGCTATTTCTTCTTTATTTTCCGGAAATAACCAATGTCTTTTAGAACCAAAGAAAAAAAGAGAATTGTCTAAAATTTCTTGTGAAATATTTTTCCAAAAATTATGCAACTTGCTTGCTGAAATAAATATATATATCTCCATATATATTTATATATTATTTTTAGTCTTTAATTTAAACATTTATAATATTTTATTTAACCATACTACTGCCATTATTATAGCAAAAATACCATGATCTTCACTTATTTTGCGTCTAAATTGAACAAATCTTATATAATAAGTTGCCATAAAAAAAATTCCCTTTTTAAATATTACACTTTTATTTTGAACCTCCATTATTTTTCCAAATAAATTACAAATTGTATCATATTCATTATCTACACAATCAAAATATTTATCAACGCATTTTATATTATCTATAGTTTTATCATATACTACAACTTTTATATCATTCCATTCATTATAATTTGAAACAATTGATTGGAAAATTTTTCCCAAATCAAAATAACAACTATCTACATATCTACTTCCTTCCATATCTATCAATTTAATATCATCACTAGTTTCATCGTATAATATATTTTCCAATGTTAGGTCACCATGTATAGGATTTATCAGTTCCGTATTAAAATTATGAATATTTAGTAATTCAAATACTTTTCTCAAACCATAATAAGTTTTATTATTAATTATTACCCTTTCTGCATTTATTAAATAATTCATAACCTGGCAATCTTTCTCAAATTCTTTTAATTTTGGATATATCTTTGTATCAAAAAATTCATCTATGAAATCAGTACTATTATTTCTCTTTCTAAAGCAATAAACATTTTTTGATAATCTCTTTAATAATGTATGTAAAACTCTGTGTTGTATTTCTCTATTATATTCATGTAATTGTTTATGATTTGGTAAATATTCTATATCTATATAATAGTCATAAGAAGAATCATATTCATTAAGTATTTTTGGAACTAAATGTTTATCATAATAAACAAATCTTTTCAAATCTTCACATTGTCTTTTTAATCTCTCATAATGCTCTAATGATTTTGGATTTTTTTTAATATATTTTCTTACAAAAATATAATCATCTTTTTTTAATAAATATGTAATACTAAATGAATTACCTTTAAAAATTTTTAATATGTTAATTTTATAATTATCTGATTCACTACAAATTAATTTATCAATACCATCATCCCTCGTTAAATTAAACGCCAGTGCTTGTTTGACAAAAGGATTTGAAGGTTTTATATCATTTATTAGATATCTTGGTCCAGGATTTAAACCCATCACTATTTCATCATAAACTATATCTAATGTTTCTAATAATTTAATAAAAGTATTATATGTTTCTTTAGGTCTTGCTGTCGCTAATATTATTTTTTTATTTTCACATTTCCATTTTTTAAGTTTAATTACACATTCTCCTAATAATTTATTATCTTCATAATTATCATTTGAATGTGGATTATGTTTTAATAATACACCATCAACATCGCAGAATATTGTTTCTAATTTTCTTCGTTTGTTAATAGTTTCTTCTACCATAGCAGGTGTTCCAAAAAAATAAGCCTTTATTATTTTTATTAACAATATATTCTTCGTATCCTTATATTTTTTAAAATATTCTGAAAAATTATTATAACGGTCTTTATATAATATATTACTTGTTCTAAAATAATAACATCCTATAATACCAAATATATTAATATTTTCCTCTTTTTTTATTATTTCCTTTTCACATATATTCACAATATTATTATTATTATCGGTAACTATTTTACCCCATCTTTCTTGTTCTTCGCGGTTAATATTCCATAATGGAATTATGATATCTACGGATTTATGTATTTTTTCAATAATTGGAGATATATCAATACTATGATCACAATCACATATAACTATATTTTCCATATATTTCATCTCTGCAATACCTTGTAATATGGTTTGATATGGTCCAGTTGTTTTTTCTTTTATTACAATAACACATATTTTATCTGATATATTTATAAATATTTTTTTCATCATATTGGTTACATTATTTTGTATTTCTTGTTCTTTTGTAACAATAAAGTTATAACTTGTAATCATACAATCATGTGCTAAAAATCCATCCAAACAATGTTCAATAAAACGTTTATTGTCTAAATATAAAAAAGGCTTGAATTTATAATTAAATCTAGAAGATTCGCCTGCCATAGGTATTATAATGTTCATCATTATAACTATACAAATAATATATTTATATATTTATATATTTAATCTTTGTTTAATAAACTAGCGTCATTATCAAAATTAATTCTATTACAATACTCTGCAAATTCATATTTTAATATTGTAAAATATATCTCGATATTCGCAATATGAGAATTGTAATGTGTTGGCGTTAAATTCTTATCAAATAACCATTCTGGTTTCTTTCTCATTATTCCGTTCATATCTCCCATAAATTTACTCGTTTGTAATTCATTCGGATGAATAGCATAAAATTTATTAATACATTGTTTATGTATTTCGTTTATAATGCCATCTTTAAAGAGAAATGATATATTTTCTTCCCCTATTTCTTTATG